GCTAAAAAGGCTTCCTCTTGTGAAGTGCGCTTCGCCATCTCAAATCCCCTTAAACCACAATTGTAACAATGCACGAAAGAACAAGCACAATCAAATGTTCTTTCTTGATTTCTTTGAGCTTTTCCAAGCGCACAGATGCTGGAACACGTTGCTTAAAACGCTGCAGCATCTTTTTTGTGCGCTTGAATGCCATTTAGACTCTCCGTGTAATTCTTGCCATCGTCCCCGGCATTTCCGGGTGCGGTCCGTAAACGTGGCCATCTGGGCCCCTAAAAGCCCCTTCCGGCATTTCATGGTCTTCAAGGGGTAAGGACATTTGCTCCTGACGCTCCTCGGCGTATTCCGCCCCCGGAGTTGACCCTTGCTCCTTGTGACCTTCGTATGTATCGCTGATCGGAACGTCTTCGCTTTCCCGAACAACATCGTCTTGCAATTTGGCCAATTGTAACGCAGAAAGCCCTTGTTTGCCAACCACGTCGATACGTTTTGTGATCGCGTCGTAGACATCGACTTCGCGTTTTTCGAGCCGCGCTTGGGTCTTGCCTTTTTCCTTCGCCAACTCGTCCATCGTGGCTTTGAGTGCGGTTTGCAATTGCTGCACTTGTTGAGCCAACATTTGCTCGTTTTGTGTTGGTCCCTGACCCAAGGCTTGTGGCGGAACCATACGCTTCAGCCTCTCGGCTGCTTCCTCTGCCATCGGGAAGTCGCCAGCACGGAACATGATGTCACCAATGATATTGGTGAGAGCAGGGGCTTGCGTGAGGATAAGCGTGAGGGCATTAAACGCCTCCTCACGTCTTGTGGCATACCCGGGGCCAACGTCAGCTTGAACTTCATACTTGCCAATCGCAGGGTTCAACAATCTAGCAATCACTTCATTGTTCTCATTGAGTTCAAGCATGTGCGCCTGTTGGAGTTGTGGATCGAGTTTGACCTCTAAACTTTCCCCATTCTCTGCCAAGATCATCACAATTCTATTCGTGTCATACAATTTCGGCACAAGGTCCAGAACGATCTTGCCCACCTGCCTAATCGCAATCGCAAGGTTATCAATGAAATGGTAAGTAGCACGATCACCTTGACGCTGGCGTTCAGCAATCGCCTTTCCAGTGCGTTCATTCCCTTGTTGCCCCATCTGGTTTTCGTATTGCCCGGAAACCATCTGCATTTCCATCGCAGCGACTTCCATTCCCTTCAAGGCAACAGGCGAAGGAACAGGAGGCTCAACACGGGCAGGAGGGGGCAAAGGTTTGCCATCATCACCCACAGATTTATACGGCAGATAGGCATGGTTTTGGCGGTTCGCCGTTGCCCAGTATTCTTCAAAGCCTTCTACCGTTTCAACACCCACAATCCATGGGGTCTTGCTTTGCAAGGCACCATACTCAACTGCAGATGAGGCCCAGTAGTTATACATCCTCTGTGGATCTTTCATGGCCCGTGTATGGCCTTTACGATCCATTCTTCCTTCAATAATGACTTCCTCACCGATCACTGGAATGATCGGAATGGTATTGCCGATCCAGTCCTTTTCTTCACTCTCAACAATATGCGTCCCGATGATGAAATGGTAATGGATGACTCGACGTTGAACCGAACGCTTTCTTGTCAACGGATCGTCGAAATATTTACTATTCTTATCGAACTTTCTTAAATCTGAAGCCATAATTGTAACAGGCTGACCATCCGGCCCGTCAAACATCAGCAATTCATCATTGACATCTTCCGCCTCAAAATATTCCGCCACCCGCACATGGTCGTCATCTCGCCAGCCACGATCACCAACAAGACCTTCGGTTCCCATATATTTGACGTATTGAGGATATTTCTTCTCAAAAACATCTTTCGGCATGTCTTCAAAGATGAATGCGAAGCGCATGTCCTCTTTGGCCGGGGCCCTGGCATCTGGATCAATGTAGACCGTCATAGGATCTGGGATCGACGTGATGTAAATGTCTTGGTCAAAGGAGTCCTCTGACACATAGTCTGTGATGACTCGCAGATACCCAATGCCTGACGTGACTTGGAAAGTCGTGGCTACATCGTAATGCGCCGCAGCATTGCTTTGATATTCAATATGCCGTGCAATACCGTCCCAAATTCTTGCCGCTTCAGCCGTCGCGCCATTTCCCGCCGCTCTATACTTAATCCCCGGCTTATTCATCTTAGCATCGTTTATGATGTTGAGATTATGCTGCCGAGTCTTATTGATGGTCAGGGCTGGCCTTTCATCCCTCTGCCTATCGTTCCACATGCGTGTCGGCCATTGGTATTTGTTGTCTGCATCAGCATTCGCAAACTTCAAATCATCCAAAAACAAACGCCTTGCATAACTTTCCCAATCCTCACAGCGGCGAAAGCGGTCCTGCGCTCTGCGAAAGATTTTCTGGAACTTTTCGAGGTTTTCATTTGTAGGTTCTGACATTTCTTACCCCAACCAGCCAAGGCTTTCGCCAAATTCCTGCACCCTACCCATAAGTCCGTGCTTTTTAAGCGCGCTCGCTACGTGTTTATGTTTTGACACTTCTCCACCCTGCGAGGCAATAGCCATATATCGAAAAGCATCAGCGGCATGTGATGACCAATCATGCACAGGTTCTGACGACAAAACTTCTGTCACTGGGTTTTCTTCATAGTGATAATGGCGAAGAGCATGAAGAAGTTCTTTCTCACATCTTGCGGCATCAAACCAGCAAGTGGGGAATATGCTCCTTGCAGCGACAATGCCGTCGAACTTAGAAAGGCGCGGGACAATCCTGACCCTAAAACCCGCATCTCGCATTTGTTCTTCGATGGACTTTTTTGATCCGAGCGTTTTAGCTCTCGCATCGTGGGGCAACCAACAAGTGCCGTATTCATAAAGCTCGCCGTTCCCGCTTCTGCGCGTCCGTAGGACATGAATGTAATGGTCAAGGCCTTTCAGACGGTTCTGATAATAATCCACGACCCGTCTCTGCATTCCTACATATTGTTCAAAAATGATAGCTGTATGGTCACTCCGGCCCAAGTCCCAATACAAATTGACAGTAGAAGAAGAATGATGTGGAACATGCGTGATCCGACCTTCTTCTGCACAATCTCGGAGTTCTTCGGCATAAACTGCCCCTTCCAATGATTTCCGGCATTCCCCTTCCCAAACATGCAGATAAGCATCACGGTCTTTGGCTTTAAGATCGAGCATCTCTTGCTTTAGCACTTGGGGAAACCAAGGATTATCTCGCCAAGAAATCTTCTGCACTATCGCATTTTTAGGAGGAGATAGAACAAAACGCTGGTAAGTATCATCGGACTCAAGCTCAGGGTTAAACGAAACCCAGATTTCAGAGCCCTCCTTACGTATCGTCGGTATGAGGACTTCCCACGAGTTCTTCGTGACCTTATTCGCCTCCTCAACCCAGCATATGTCCACACCTTCATATGACTTAATCTTCGTGACATTGTTGCGAATTCCTTCGAAAGAAAACTCGCTCCCTGTCGATGGGCAGAAAATTCTCGCTTGTTCAATTTGGTAATATGGCAAAAGCCCAAGAGACTCGATCTGATCGCTCAGAATTTTATGCACAGAGTCCCGAATGGAGTTCTGCAATTCACGGGCACACAATATTCTAAGTTCCCGCTTTGCGGCCAGCACTACCAGCGCCCTCGCCATACCCCAAGACTTCGACCCTCCTCTCCCACCATACAAAACCCGATACCTCACAGGCAAATCATTGACCTTTGGCCAGAAGAGACATTGCAGTTTCTCTGGCCATTCAACAATCTTCGCCTGCGAGGCATTTTGTGTGGTTAGGTCCATTCTATATTCAATCCAAAATGGGGCTAACTATTTCTTTTTCTTGTTATACGCGGCGAGGGCTTTTTTATCCATCGCCATGTCTTTTTTCGAGCCTTCTTTCACGCCTTTTGTGGCGAGTTTCTTGTCCATTTTCTTGTCCATAGGGGATTTCTCCCACTCTTTCATGGACATCTTTTTTGAAGGAGCCTTTGCCATTACTTTCCACCCAGTTTTTTAGAGGTTTTCATGCCATACATTGCTGACTCTTTTTTGTCAGAGGCAAGCTGCTTGTCTTTCGTCGCCATTTCTTTGGCTTCGGAACGCTTGGCCGTCTTCATCTCAGCCTTGTTCATAGCTGAAGACTTCGTAAGTTTCTTCATATCGTGGTGATCGCCCATACGATGGCAACCTTCGCCTTCATGCTGAGATTTGAAGTAAGCAGCGCCGCCTGTGCCTGACATATTGTCCATTTTTCAGTCCTCACTTTATAAACCTGTCCCAAACCTTAAACCCGATCTGCATGGACAGGTATGTGCAGCCGAGAATTGGTGCGAAAACCGCCGCCACGTCCGACACCGGTTGAATTGATTGTAACCACAGAGGTGATGAAATCATGCTTGCCGCTACTAACGCCCCTGCTTTTTCGCTTGGTGTTGAAAAGAGGATGTTCAAAAATTCATGGAAAGAGTCGTGTAGTGTCATTTTATCCATCCGCATTTCAAGGCCACGCCGACCGCATTGTGTTCCCTAATCTGCGCGATTGTAGGCGCAGTATCATGTCTTGAATAGTAAATAGCTCTCGCAGCCTGACAAAAAGACGCTTTGTCAGTCTCGGATGAAAGGGTCGTTGACTGGCAGGCTGTCAGGGTGCTTAGCAACATCAGCCCGAACAGCCTCCCGTGCAGCAATCGCAATTTGAACATCATGGATTTGCCCTTTCAAATCATCCAATTGCTGCTGTGCCTTACCTGACTGCACAAGTTGTTGATCGTGCAGCCAATTAAAAGCACTTACCGCAGCACTCATTAATCCACTTAAAAAGGAAATGAGTGCTGAAATAAGCGTTGCGCTCATTTCGCCACGCCTGTCGTGCCGCCATCTTTCGCAGCAATCAAGCCCAGCGCTGAAAGGATCATCGCAATCTGCGAACCGCTATCTGAAGGGATTGCAAGACCCGGAACATTAATCCCAGCGTAATGCAAGCCAACAAGGATCGCCAGCAACACACCAGAAGCCGTTGTGCGCCAGTTATTTACAAAGTAGTTTTGAATAAACGTGCTCATCTATGTCTCCTATTTGTTGTAACACCGTGTAAATGTGCTTGTAATTTTCTTACAAAGCACTTGCTTTTTGGCTTCACCGTTATTCGTGAAACCATCTCCTTCTATCTGCGAACACCCTGTCAAAAAACCCAATGTCGCACATAAAAGCACTATCCAACTCGTCGCTGCAAATGTGTATAAGCGCAGATCTCTCTCCATCACTTAACCTCATTTGCTCTTTTCAGAGCATATTGAAAAGCCCGAGCATATCCCGCGATTAATTTCGCTTTGTCCTGTCCATTTATAATTCTTCTTGCGCCCACATAATCACATTTCCCGTCAAAAATGTAATCAGAGAGCTTTTTTCCTGTAAACATGCCTTTCACCATCCCTTGAAAAGCAGCTTGCAGGGCTATCGGCCATGTCATCAAATCTCCGGGCTTTTTCGCCCCAAATTTCATTGCGTTTACTTTCCACGTCACTTGGACCAAGCCTTCACCCACCCATGGCCAGTAAGGTTTTGATTGTAAGTATTTTGCGCTTCCCATCTCCCTCACAGGCTGCATCTTAAAACCTGTTTCCCGAACAATGGTCGCCAAAATATACGCCAACTGATCGTCCGTCACGCCTTTATAATTACTATCTCGATAGTCTAAAATCTTCGTAATTCCTTCAACCTGCGATGTTGAGAGTTTCCCCCCAAACACCGCATGTCTAATTCTGTCGAAGAAATACGCTCTATTCATTTACTTACCTTTTAGTAAAGCACTGAGCCTTCCTGCATCGCCAACACAACGACATCGTAATCGCAAGTCGCGCCACTATGCCCACCTGCCGTTGGATCAAATCCTCCGATATTGGTGAACACGCAGAACTTTCCTGTTTCCGAGAAAACATGCCATGTTTGGGCGACATCTCGGATGTAGTCCGGGGCAGTTCCACCTACAACTTGCTGAATAGCGTGAGGTCCGAAGTTCAAATATAAAAAGTCTGATGCGATAAATAATTGCGCACCAGCAGTTCCCGTGTCCCATTCATATTTGCACTTCGCCATCGGGACAGTTTTATGGCAAACGCCATTCGAGATCGCCTCAAAGTCCTGCTCATTATATCCGTAGAGTCCCGTAGCAAAACCTGTTGATGGAAAATTGATGCAATAAGGAGTCAACAGAGGCGGGTTCCAGTGACCAACTGGACGAATGATTTCAGTTGAAGGTTGACCAAGATCGTCCACCGTCAAACCTGAGCCAAAAATCGCTGTAGGTGTGCCCATGTAATAAACGTCATTTAACGCACCATCCATCTCCAAACCAATTTGAAGTAATGTTGAAGATGTAGATACCCGCGCTGTAACCGTTACAAATTCAAACCCACCATAAACTGGATCAGAATACGCAGCTCCAACGGTTGAGTTTGAATAAACAATTCCACTTACACCGTCATTGATAAAAAGGCGGGCAGTTCCAGCTCCACTCTGCACTCTTTGCTTAATCAATGCACCAAACGTAATTAAACGCCCTTGATACCGACCAATTCGCCCCGGAGGGCAAGTCCAATACACCACCTCCGCTGAAGCCGAGCCTTTACGTGAACCGAGTGTTCGAATTGTTCCGGGGCAATTATTCGATGGCCAATCATCAGCCCAATTTGTCAGAGTAGGCGAGCGTTTCCATCCATCAAAACACTGTCCTGACCCCGAAGGAAGCACAGTTCCAATCGGCGTAATTGTGAAAGTTCCTGCCGAGGAAGGGCAAACGCTGCCAAAATGCCCAACTACATCAAATTCCGTATTTGCAACGAGATACGGCACACGGTTTGTGCATAAAAATGCAGTAGTTGTAGGACGCCCTCGACCAGAATATCCCCAAAATGAAAGATTATCACAAAAAACTATATCACCTACTCGCATCTCCTGTGTATTCGTCGTAGACAATCGTGGCTGATTATTATTTACATATGAACTTGAAAGTGTAGCGGTTACAGCTGTCTGCGGGCCTGTCCCATTTTCCTTCATCTTAGTTGGAAGGGGATTTGTCAGATACGGCATATTCGACGCAAGCTGCCATTGACAATTTGGCAAGAAATTCTGCGAACGAATAAACGGAGGCGTATAAGTCATTAGATCACCCACCAAGTTGTGCCGTCAGATTGAACCGTAAGCGACTGATACTGAATAAATATCATTTGCGCCGTCTGTCCGTCGATCAAACTTGCACTTGAAATCGTTACGGCATTTGCAGTTGCATCAATCTTTTTAATCGGCAAAATTAAACCCGTATTCCCGGATGCAGTTGGCAACGTCACAGTGATCGCCCCTCCAGCCGCATTACAAAGCACCGTCCCATTTGCACTTGTAAGCGTAGTGCCAGTTGTGATTGTTGTAATTGGCGAGGTATTGTTTAGAAGCTGCGTCCAAGTCATAGCGTTACTACCGCCGCCCTGACTTGTCAGCACATATCCCGCCGAGCCTGCCGTTGTAGGAAGATTAAAGTTATACGTTCCCGCAGCCGCCGCAGGGTTAATCGACACCCCTCCACTTGAAGTTCCGTAAAGTGTCAACCCTGTAGAAGCAATCTGTGCAGCTTTTACAGGCGTTGATCCTCCAGTATAAAACGCATGATGTCCATCACCAGCGTTGTAAAGGAGTTCACCAGTAGCAACACCAACGCCATAAATAACTCCACCTAGACTATAAAACTGAATTTTATTTGGAAATGCAGCAGTTCCTACGGCATTCGTAAACTGAATTTCACCAGTAGGATTTAATCTAAATGCTTCCGTATTATTGCCAAGGAAGATAAGCGGATTATTTGAAGTCGAACCGAGCCACAGTCCTCCTTGATATGCGTAAAACGCACCAGTTTCTCCATGAGCATTACCCGCAATCAGCCCCGCATAAGATGTAGAGGAAGAATTTGCGTTATAAGCACGAATTACTGAGCCAATAGTCGAAGAATTACTTTGGACATCTAACTGAAAAGACGGGCCAGATGTGCCAATTCCAAGTCGATTGTTCGTATCATCCCAATAAAAATTTGCATTATCTTGCGCTAAAGATCCTGCTCCAGCAAAAATTACAGATCCTTGAGTAAATGATCCAAAATTATTCGTGTTGATAGCTTGCTGCCAAACATTAGTTGCAACTGCCACATAAAAACTGGTTATTAAAGTTGGCTGTAAAATGCCAATTACCCCCGGCAACCCATTAACCGTCGAACCACCATCTGCAAAAACTCTTATGTCATACGCAGAATTATTAACAACGACTAAAACTGTGCCCGGAATAGCTTGAGGAAGAACTAGTCCAGCCCCCGACACAGATGCGTAAGCAACATTAGTAATAGCATTCGTTACTTTAACAGAATTAAGAGCCGTGCCACCGGGAGTTGCTGAAACCGCAACTGACGTAGACCACTGCGGGTTCGCAATTCTATTGTTTAATTGATTGCCATCGGTTAAACGATAGCCGGGGGCAAACGGATCTGGAGTTGTCATTCTACAATCCTTTTAATCGCGCAAAGCCTACCACATTATTTTCGGCTTGACACCTATTCCACAACACTTTCTGCCTCTTTAATGGGGCTAATTGAGTCCTCAAACAATTTAGCATTTCCTTGCAAGCGCAAATTGTCAGGTGCAAAAACAAGGGCTTCTTGGACATGATGCAGAGCTTCCCGCTTCAATCCCAAATGCCACGCCCCGATACTCGCTAAATCATGCGGTAAAGCTCCCCAGCTTTCCGGTTCACAGGTATAAACGTGTTCTCTTTGGGTAATTTGAAGCGCACGAAGGGCTGCGGCATAACAATCCGCCCAGCGCCCTTGAGCATGGAACATATTTGCCAGCGCCATCCAAGGTTCCCGGGTAAACGGCGCTTCCGCAGCCGCCCGATGATACGCCCCCTCTGCCACCTCTATCAGCCCCTTTGCCTCATAACATTTTCCCATCACCCGCAAAGCATAGCAGCGTTCATGGTGCCAAACAGCATTCGGCATCTCCAAATATCTTTGAAGCTCCACAATACTTTCATCAAAACGTCCGTAAAAATACAACTCCCTCGCGTAATAAAACGCATTTCTCGCACAATAAGGGTCTTCTTTTACCGAAAGGGCTAAAAGATCAAAATAATGTCCTCTACTTTTTGAATTATCTGCGTAATGGCTGACGAGTAATTTGTCAGAATTAACGTATTTTTCTGACACTCTCGCATCAAGCCTTGGGTATTCATGGCACGGGTGGTGCCAGAAATATCCTTTTCTTGAATGAATTTTTTCCGCATTAAAAACTAAGCCGCTTCCCCAATCAAACAGATACCGCATTCTTGTCGCATCTGGTTCCCAAACTCTTTCAACTTCCTCTCTCCATCCGGGTTCCAGCACTTCATCTAAGTCCAAACTTATACAAACATCAAAATCCCCCGGAACAAGCGCCAGCGCTGCATTCCTCGCATGGTCAAAACGCCAAGGAGATATACAAATGTTATAAACCACCGCTCCAGCCTTTTGAGCCAAAGCGACAGTTTCGTCCGTCGATCCTGTATCAGCGATTAAAACTAAATCCGCATCCTCTGCAGATCGGCAAAACCGCTCCATAAATTGTTCTTCATTTTTGCTGATCGCGTAAACGCAGATTTTCAATGACCTTGCCATAGATTGCCCCTCTCTATGCCAGGATTTTATTACGAAGGCTGAATTTCTGATGCCATCTGCGGTTCTTGCATTGCCGAAAGTTGGCGTTCAGCCTGCATCCTCATCAAAGGCACAATTTCAGATACCTGCGCAAAAGGTAAATTACCAACCCCCTGCATAACCACATTCCATTGAGCTACAGTCAACTCAATGCTAACTTTTACATGCTCCATTTTCGGCTCCTATTAAATTACTAACTCCCATGGTAAAGGTTTGTTTACTACAGGAGGGTTGACAACATCTGCAAGTTTTTGGTCAAGCGTGGAATTAAGTGCAGAAATCTTATCCGCACCTAACGCCTCCTCTAACCATCCCTCAATAATTGCAGGAGTTAAGTCAGAAAAAGATGTAAATTTTTCGGAAAGATTTAATTCGATATTTTCTGCCCCATAAATATCTGTTGTATTCGTTCCATCCGTAACTTGCCGTCTCCAATGCACTAGACGAACTACATCCGTCAAGTCCCCAACAGCCGGATTTGTCTCAACACCAGAAATTAACCAAGAATAAGTATTCGCCATATCTCGCCCCTTAACCGCCCAGACTTATTGCGTAAGCGGTAATCGTATATGTGCCCGAGCCCATTGCCACCTTATAAGTCGAAGATCCTTGTGAATATGTTCTTGTTGCCGGAGATCCTGCAGCCACAATAGAGCTTACTGTCACCATCGCACCATTCGCAAGACCGCCGAGAACAATGTCAAAAAACCTATTCGTGCCATCCGATCCGAACACCAAAATAAACGAGGCATAGATACTTGGCGTTAAAAATGCAGTAGCGGTTGTTGAAACACCAGTCGTCACTTGACTTTGGTGTGTTGCATTATAACCAGTCGTCGAACTACCACCTATAATTCCGATAGCATTGTAAGTTGTGGCATTTGTCGTGCCGCAATAAATATTCATTTTTGAAGAATTAATTTGGCTAGTTGTGTTTAGATAGAAATTTGTTGAAGAGTCTATTGTTGCAAGAGGAACCGGAGCTGCAGATCCTCCTGAATAAAATACATGATTTCCAGAGCCACTATTATAAGTTAATTGCCCTGTATAAATACCAAACCCAAACAATGCCGATGTGCTTCCATTATAAAGCACAATCTGGTTGGGAATGCCTGCAGTTCCCGCAATAGAATTAGCGAATGTTAAATATGTAGGGGTAGAATAAGTAGAAGTGCCGATACCAACATTAGTGCCATTTGAATAAATATTACTGATAGATGTGAAAGCAGATGTACTGCTTGCGTAAGGAATTGCACCAGATGTTAAAGCAGCAAGGCCCGTTCCGCCATTTCCAACCGGAAGTGTGCCGGTAACACCTGCAGTCAGACTAATCTGGTTCCAAGATGTAACCCCAGAGCCATTTGTTGTAAGCGCGTAATTATTCGTGCCGTTTGTTGCAGGTAATTGGAAAACCGTTCCCGTTCCTGCCGCAGCCGCAGTTTGAACTATACAAGTGCCACTCGTCACGCCTGACAGGGTTAAGGTTCCTGCAGTTGTTCCTGCGATACCAAGTGTCGGAGTTGCGGAGGCTGTAACCGTATTCGCAGTTCCTGAGAACAAAAGCGTTCCAGCTGCCGTTGTAGACGGGAAAGTTGCTGTCGTCCAAGAAGGAGCGCCATTTGAACCAGACTGTAACCGCTGCCCTGCCGTAGCCGTTCCAGAAAGTATTGCCGCTGCACTTGCTGTCGAGTAGAAAATACCACCATTTGATGCAGTTAATCCTGCATTTGTGCCGCCTGCACTTAACGGCACGTATTGATATTCACCAACAACCGTTCCGTTTTGATAAAGCATGTAGCCAGTTGTTCCACTGGCAATTGTCGTCGTGCCGACTGTGATCGTGCTTGGACCTGACGCTCCGGTTGGCCCTGTAGCGCCTGTCGGACCTGTTACCGTTGAGGCAGCGCCGGTTGCACCTGTCGGACCGGTTGCACCGGTAGGACCAATTGGACCTGTAACCGTAGAAGCGGCACCCGTGGCACCCGTTGGGCCAGTAGGGCCTGTCACAGTCGAGGCTGCACCTGTCGCACCAGTAGGACCTGTGGGACCAGTAGGCCCAGTAACTGTAGACGCTGCACCTGTCGCGCCTGTTGGCCCCGTAGGTCCAGTTACAGTAGACGCAGCTCCGGTAGCTCCAGTTGGTCCCGTAGGTCCAGTCGCTCCGGTCGGACCAGTTACAGTTGAAGCTGCACCCGTTGCACCCGTAGGTCCAGTTGGACCCGTAACAGTTGAAGCTGCACCCGTTGGGCCTGTCGGACCAACATTGCCTTGCGGACCGGTAGCACCTGTTGGGCCAACATTGCCTTGCGGACCTGTCGGACCAGTTACAGTCGAAGCTGCTCCTGTCGCTCCGGTAGGGCCAGTTGGCCCAGTTGCTCCAGTAGCGCCTGTGCTTCCAGTTGGTCCTGTCGGTCCAAGCTGTGTATACATAACCTGCTGCGCCGTCACGATAACGCTTGGGGTTGCAGGAACAGTAGGGGATGTTTGTGAAGCAAAAGCCGCAATTGATATGGCCGTATTACTAACCGCCCACATCAGCTGAACATAATCACCAGCATTTAATTTCAGAACGTAATTAATGGCTCCAATAAGCTCGCCATTAACTCCACCCTGTCTATAAGGTATCCAATAAATGCTATTGGTCTGCGCTACATCAGAGCCATTAACCCTAATCCACACGTCAACATTATCATTACCAGTTGTCGCAGTATTCTGAAACTGAATAGAATATTGAATATTATACACACCAGCATTCGCAAAAGTAATTCTATTCCCAGATACAATGCTAACGCCGCTGCTATTTGGATCTGTGTTTCCAATATTTACCGTATAAGACGCTGTCGTGCTTGCAGCCGTCTGGTTTGTGGTGTCGTAAAACGACCCCCAATACCCAAGCGTTCCACCTGCACCAGTTGCTCCTGTAGGCCCAGTTGGTCCTGTAACTGACGGCCCAGTAGCTCCCGTAGGACCTGTCGGCCCAGTAGGTCCGGTTACTGTTGAAGCTGCGCCAGTTGGCCCAGTAGTACCAGTTGGTCCGGTAGGACCTGTTACTGTTGAAGCTGCACCAGTAGGTCCTGTAGGTCCAGTTGGACCTGTCGCCCCTGCCGGTCCGGGGGCTCCATTCAAATTCACAGTCCAACTTGCGAACGTGCCTGTTCCGGTAATAGCTGTGACATTCACAACCATCGCACCGGTTCCAGAATTATATGACGTAATCGAACCAACCATATAATGCGAAGCATCATTTGCAATCAAAACTTGCTGCGCAATCGTATAAGCCAGCCCAGTTCCCACCGTCAGCGATTGAGTGCCGGTAGCAATCGTCAAAGATGTAGTGCTGGTTGTTGGATAAAGACTACCCTGAGATCCAGTAGGTCCTGTTGGACCAGTAGGTCCTGTAACAGAAGCTCCGGTAGCACCGGTCGGCCCAGTAGGCCCTGTCGGGCCCGTAACTGTCGAAGCAGCGCCTGTTGGGCCAGTTGGACCGGTCGGCCCTTGCGTCAACGATCCGTTATCAACCCACTGCGTTCCATTCCAGATCCACAAGTGATCCAGATCCACAGTCACATACGCATCACCAACTGCGCCAGTATAACTATAAGGATACCCCGGAAGACTCGTCGCAGTTGAAACTGTGCCTTTGTATGTAATGCCCGGACCTGTCGGGCCGGTTGCACCAGTTGCTCCCGTCGGTCCAGTAACCGCTGGACCTGTAGGGCCTGTAGCGCCAGTATTACCAGTATTTCCCTGCAAACCTTGCGGCCCAGTTGGTCCCGTCGCGCCAACTGAGCCTGTAGGTCCAACACTTCCAGTTGCTCCAGTCGCACCTGTGGCTCCGGTAGCTCCCGTAGCGCCTGTGGCTCCAGTTGCGCCGGTAGGTCCTGTCGGCCCGCCAGATGGTCCTGTAGGTCCTGTAGGCCCTGCTGGCCCAGCAATATCAAATGTTCCAGTAAACGGGTTAAAGGCCCAATTTGTCATCTTAACTCCGCGTTACTGAAATCAGATTATTTGAGCCATCATACGCAAGGGTAAGCGTAACCATCAAAGTTCCGCTAGCCCCGCCTTGATAATATCGAACAGTCGTCAAATTCGACCCAGTGTAACCTAAAGCAATGTAATCGTAATTTGAAGGCGCGAGGGGCTGAAATGCCAGCACCGCATTCGCATAAGTCCCATCCCGCAAAGGCACAAGTTTGCTATCAACACCATGGAGATAGTCGTTAAACTTCGCATCTGCTGTAGGATAAGCCATTGAAAATTTCCTAAAAGGTGAAGGGGGCTAGGCCCCCTTCATGCAGGCGAACTTAATTGTATGCCCAAGCATAGGTCGTAGCGCCGCCCGTGTTCGTGCAGACCACAACGCGAGTAACTGCACCCGTAGCACTTACAGCCGAACCATACGTGCCCGTGGCATAAGCCGTGCCATTGCTAACCGTAGCAACTGCGCCCTGCAAAGCAGCCGTGCAAGAAGGAAGCGTAGCAATCGTCGAAATCAAAGGCAACACATACGTAGCAACGCTCGAACCAGACAGGATGTAAGCACGAAGCTGCGAGGTCTGGATCAATTCCGTCTGTGGCTGAATGCTGCCGACCGTCAGACCATTATAGCTCTGCGTCAGGTTGGTGTCAGCTGGGATCGTTTCATTACCCGTCAGTGGTAGGGTCGTAGCATTACCTGCAATCGGGGAGGAGGTAGCAAGCGGATAGCCAGGAAACTGGCCAGCGCCAAAAGCAGCTGTTGCGCCGAAAAGCGCAAGCAAACTGCCATAAAGAGCAACTTTCTTCATCATTTGCCTCTTATGTGCGAGATCGCGTTGCGCAAACCGTCACCTTGCGCGGGAGTTCCAACATTCTGTGTGACGCCAGATTGGTAATCGGGATTTTCCGAAGGAGTCCGAT